TTTTTTTTTTCAAGCAGAAGACGGCATACGAGATCTAGTACGGTCTCGTGGGCTCGGAGATGTGTATAAGAGACAGCCTTTAGTATCTTTTTGTAATTCTAAACTGTGTGTAACAAAAAAATATGGTGTAGGTGATGATGATGCACCGGTACAAACTATATCTGCAATCAGAAAATATAATTCGGACCCACCATTATTCTTTTGTGATATTGATGGACAAACAGTAATGGTTGAAACTGCAGTTCTTCACGAGCCAGATAAATTTTCAATGGCGTGTTTAGAACAAATTAATAGACCACAAATGCCTATGTCTAAAATTATATGGCGTAAGATGTTAATAAAACTTTTACAAGAAAAACAAGAGACAGATTTAAAAGCTACTGAAGATTTAAAAATAGATAATCAATTGAAAGAATACATGGAAGACTTTGTAAACAAAGTTAGAGGTAAAGATATAAATGACATTCAAAGAGGTGTTGCGTACAGTGATGATAATTATAGTTATTTTAAAATGAAAGATTTTTGGAAACATTTAGTAAAAAATAAATGGCCAGATAAAAGATATCCAAAACATGTAGTAGTACAAAAACTACAAACTCAATTAAAGATTGAAGAGGATTATCCAAAAATAAGTGGTAAGACAGTGCGTTGCTTTAAAATGTTAAAGATTGTATCTGTTGAACCAGAGAAAGCAAAATATGAAAGTCAGGAGCCATCGTGGAAAAGAAAAATAGAACAGTAATACCTGGACCACCAGGAACCGGAAAGACGTATAGATTATTAAATCACTATATGGCCAAAGAAATAAAAGAAAATAAAACTGATCCTAAAAAAATTTGTTACATTACTTTTAGTAAAGCAGCTGCAGAAGAAGCTACTGAAAGATTTGAAGAATTATTTCCTAAAGAAAAACTTGGATATATAGGAACTATGCATGCATTAGGTGTAAGAGAATTAAATATAGATGTAAGTGCAAAACTATTAAGAGGTAATAGTCAATGGAATCAATTTAAACTTTATGAACCAATGGCAGCTAAATTAAATACTGATATTAGTATTGATTCAACAACCGGTAAAACTAGATTTAAGGATCCAATTTTAACTACAAGAGATTATGCAAAAAATAAAAAAATATCTTTGAATGAGGCTGCAATACAAAAAGGTATGGCAGGTTGGTCAGATATACATATTGCAGAAAAAATAGATGATGCACTAACGCAATATAAAAAAGACACAGGAGTCATAGAATTTTATGACATGATAGGTTTGTTTACGGATAAGATAAAAACTAAAGATAGTTTTTATGATGTTATATTTTTAGATGAGGCTCAAGACTTAAACGCGTTGCAATGGGATATGTTTTTTGAATTAGAAAAACTAAGTCAAAGATCTTTTATTGCTGGTGATGATGATCAAACTATCTACGGGTTTCAAGGTGCGGATGCATCTACATTTATAAATCTAGAAGGAACTATCGACGAACAAGTTAAATCGAGACGAGTACCTAGAAGCGTGCATCGAGTGGCTTTAAATATATTAGATAGAATCAATGAACGTAGGACAAAGAATTGGGAAGCGAGAGACGAGGAAGGTGAAGTCAATTACGAAACATCATTAGAAAACATAGACTTTTCAAAAGGTAAATGGATGATACTCGGTAGAACCAATAAACTTTGTGAGAAAGCAAGGGACCATTTGTATATGAAAGGTTTAAGGTATGAGTTTGTAGGTGATAAATACTTAGATAAAAATTCTATGTTAGCATTTTCTACCTGGAAAAGATTAAACAACGGTGCAAGTATTGATTCAAAAGATGTCAAGGTAATGTATTCTTTTTTAAAAGTAAAACTAGGTCATCTACAAAGAGGTTTTGCCAGTGGTAAAACTTTAGACAGTGTTTTTTCTGTAACCCTAGAAGAACTAAAGAAAGATCATGGCTTACTTGTTGAAGGTAGTTGGGAGCATCTTGACTTTGATGAAGATACAAAAGTTTTCATGAAACATTTAATACAAAATAATTATGATCTTATGAAAGAAGCTGACATAAAGATAATGACTCTACATGGATCAAAAGGAAAAGAATGTGAAAATGTAGTTTTATTTACAGATTTTGGTGCAGATGAATATCAAAGTAATTTTATTGAAGGTGAGTTTGAAAAGTCACCAGACAATGAACATAGATTATTTTTTGTAGGTGTCACACGTGCTAAACAAAGACTTTATTTACTACAATCAGAGGAGGGTACAGGGTATGTCATATAAATCACTAGACAAACAAGTTCAGGGAAATCACTATCAAGATTTTAAGATTCAACCGGCAGAGTTTGTAAATCAAAACAAGTTGCTTTTTGCAGAAGGTAACGCTATAAAATATATCTGCAGGCATTCTAGGAAAGGAAAACACTACGATATTAAAAAGGCAATACATTATTTAGAAATGATTCTAGAAAGGGATTATGGAGAATTTATTTAACGAAGAAATGTGGAACTCACCAGACGAATTTAAAGATTTAAGTAGTTATAAATACATAGCAATTGACTTAGAGACAAAAGATCCAAACCTAAAAAAGATGGGTTCAGGTTCTGTAAGAGGTGATGGTGAAATAATTGGAGTAGCTGTTGCGGTAGAAGGTTGGTCCGGATATTATTCTTTTGGTCATGAGCAAGGTAATTTCTTTGCTAAAGAATCTGTAATGAAATGGGTTAAAAGTATTTGTGCTTTACCGTGTCCTAAAATATTTCATAATGCAATGTATGACGTATGTTGGTTAAGAAAATATGGCGTAAAGATAAATGGAATTATTGTAGATACAATGATGATGGCGGCTGTACTAGATGAAAACAGGTTGTATTACTCATTGAATTCATTATCTTTTATAGAATTAGGTAAGGTTAAGAATGAAAAAGCTTTACAAGATGCAGCAGACAAAGCTGGCATAGATGCAAAATCTGAAATGTATAAACTCCCTGCATCAATGGTTGGAGCATATGCTGAAGCGGATGCTGAACTAACTTTACAATTGTTTAAAAAATTTTCAGGTCAAATAAGGGATCAAAACTTACAGAAAATATTTAACTTAGAAACAAGTTTGTTTCCTATGTTAGTAGATATGAAATTTAAAGGCGTTCGAGTAGACGTCGATAAAGCGCTTCGACTGAAACATGTGCTAGAGAAAAGAGAAGGGCTATGCCTTGCAAAAGTAAAGCAAGTAACAGGAGTAGAAGTGCAGATATGGGCAGCAAGATCGATCGCCAAAGTATTTGACAACCTTGGACTACCTTATTCCAGAACTGCAAAAAGTAACGCGCCATCATTTACAAAAGCTACACTAGAAAACCATGAAAATCCAGTGGTAAAAAACATTGCAGAAGCTAGAGAATTAAACAAAGCGCACACAACTTTTATAGATACAATACTAAAACATGAACACAATGGACGTATTCATGCTGACATAAATCAATTAAGATCAGACGCAGGTGGAACTGTAACCGGACGTTTTTCATATTCTAATCCAAACTTACAACAAATACCTGCAAGAAACAATTTGTTAGGTCCTGCAATTCGTGGTCTATTTATACCAGAACAAGGTTGTGATTGGGGTTGTTTTGACTATTCACAGCAAGAACCAAGATTAGTTTTACACTATGCAGCTGAACACCCTATTTTAAAAAATTCTGAGTCTGTAACTGAAATGGTTTCTAAGTTTAATAAAGACCCCAAAATGGACTTTCATGGAATGGTTGCTAAACTTGCAAACATAAAAAGAAAAGAAGCTAAGACTATTAACTTAGGTTTATTTTATGGAATGGGAAAAGCAAAACTTCAACAGTCTTTAGACTTAGAAAGTAAAGAAGAAGCTGATAAACTTTTTAATAACTATCATGACAGTGTACCTTTTGTAAAAGGTTTGATGGATGCAACTATGAGAGATTCACAGAGAGACGGAGAGATTCAAACCATTGCAGGTAGAGTTTGTAGATTTGATAAATGGGAAGAAGCAAGATTTGCTCCAGGTGAACTAAGAGCACCTATGACTTATGAAGAAGCTAAAGGAAAATATGGTGAAGATAGAATCAGAAGAGCTTATACTTACAAAGCTTTAAATAAATTAATACAGGGTTCTGCGGCAGATATGACCAAGCAAGCTATGTTAGATTTATATAATGAAGGTATTACACCGCATATACAAGTACATGATGAACTTGATATATCTGTTGAATCAGAACACCAGGCTCAAAAAATTATTGCAATTATGCAAGATGCAGTTAAACTTTCTGTCAAAAATAAAGTTGATTATGAAAAAGGCCCTACATGGGGTGATGTAAAATGAGGAGTAATTATGGCTTATCTAAACGCAAACATACCAACTATTTACGCACAAATTAGGAAGGAATATTTATATGATCTTAAAAAAGGCCATGGAGAAGTTGAAGAGTGTATTATCTTTGGCATTACTAGTATGGGGGGCCGTGCTATATTATTTCACGCTCTTATGGGTAATGGTGCAATATTTTATCGCCTACCAATTAGCGCGTTTATTCAAAAGGGATTTGAACCATCCGGAGTGCCCACAAGAAGACTTGATGAATTGGAGCTTTGGAATTGTTTTTCTTACTATCCTACTATCACTCATTGGTCTATTTTAAGCGCAGCTTCAGGTTATTATTTTGGCAAAGATAGAAAGAAACACTATGGTGCATATTTATTTACTATTGACTGGGCTCACCCAGATGCTAATATACTAGATACCGACCATTCGGAAATACCGCACGAACATAAGTGCGCTCACATAATTGCCTTAGATGATGGCAATTTTGCAGCACAACCTAACAATAGATGTATATGGGATTTACCTTCTTTTACTGTGAAAGATAATATTCCTGACTGGAAAGTGCAAACTAACGAATGGAACGTAGAAGATAGCGGAGCTTGGCGTACAGAAGATACGGATAAGTTCTTCTATGAAATAGAGGAGAAAAAAAATGATTAAAAAAACTTTAAAATGGGCTTGGAATATAATTTGCTGGCCTTGGAAAAAATTTATGAAATGGGTTTGGTCTAGTTAAATGACCAGTTGCAAGACATGTTTTCATCCTTGTCATTGCGGTGAAGATAATGATCTTCACGCAGATGAATATGGTGTGTGCACCTGCGAAAAGTGTACTTGCAAAAGAACTTACAAAAAAGAAAAAGATCACGGTACGGACATAACATACGAAAATGAGGAACGTAAATGAATTTAGTAGATTTGCTAAAGAAAAATATTGTAATGGTACCGGTGGTAGCTTCAGTGCTAGTCGGAACATTTACTGGCGTTCGTTACATTGTAAATCTTACTGACACTATTAATCAAAACGAATTAAGACTTACTAATCTTGAAAGAGATGTAGGTGTATTAGAAAAAAATATTACAGATATTAATACAAGACTATCTTCTGCTGAAGCAACATGGCAGATGGCAGAAAATTTATACAGACAATTAGCTGATCAAGTTAGAGAACACAGTTATGATATCAAAGATTTAAACAGAGAAATAAATTATTAAGGTGACCTATGAAGATAGCCAGGATGAATTATTATTTTATAGGTGTGTTGATTGTTCTGCTTTGTTTGTTAGCTTGGGTTGGTCCTGCATATCCTAAAAATGAATATCTTAATAATGGTACTAACACTTGTAGCACTGGTGATATTAGCTTATCAATCGATCAAAGAGACTCGGAGTCTAGGTACAGACACAATAATCCTGACAATAATTATAATAGCCCTTCTGATGATAGGTCCTTACGTTTAACTTGGAGACACTATCTAGGTTCAGCCTGCACTGATGAATTTAAAGCTGTTCAACAAGAAAATATGGAGCTAAAACAGCAGCTAGAATTGATGAAAATGTGTGGAAAAGTCAATAAAAACCCTACTTTAAGCAACAATCCTAACTTCAAATTGTTAGTTTCTAAATGTTCTGGTACAATAATTCCTGATGATAAAATTATTAAACCTGAAGGAAGTTATTGGGATTCAATTAAAGATAATTACAAAAAAGAAAATCCTGATATCAAACTTATGGGTGACAAGTTTATAGGACCAAAAGATGAGTAATAAACCATTAAAAATATCAGAAGAGGCTGCAGTTCAGATGCCTATGAAGACGGTTGCCAGTTTGATTGGGTTAGTAGTAATCGGCACCTGGGCATACTTCGGTGTTATTGAAACGCAAAACACACATAACACAAGATTAAAATTAATGGAATCTGATCTTGAAAAAAATACTGAATTTAGAATCAAATGGCCAAGAGGATTAATGGGTTCATTACCCGCGGATTCTGAGCAATTCATGTTGATCGAGGATTTGTATAAGGCCACGGAGAAATTAACTAAGAACCAAGAAATGAATACAAGTAACAAATTAAGAATAGAGTTTATGGAAAAACAAATTGAAAAAATGTTACATGATATTGAGAAACTAAAAGATAAGGTAAGAGAAAATGGAAACAGTCATCAGTAGCGTAGTTGCTCTCTGTATGTTTATAGCAGGTGAATTAAAAGAACATAGAATACAGCAATCAATGAGCGATTGTTTAAAAGGAAAAAGACTTGCAGAACGTGAGCAAAATGTTAATGTTCAATATATGTGTGGAACCGTAGAAGCAGAACTCGAGTCGAACATCGATGGATCAAAATCTATTAAAAAAATTATCAAAGAAAAATAATGAACCTTTCACGAAATTTTACTCTTTTAGAGTTAATTAAATCGGACACAGCTGTTCGTAAGGGAATTAATAATAATCCAAACGCAGGTCAAATAGAAAAACTAAAAGACTTGTGTGAAAATATTTTACAGCCCGTTCGAGACCATTTTGGTAGAGTTAAAGTTACATCAGGGTTCCGTTCAGAAGATTTATGTTTTGCAATTGGATCGAGTCGGGACAGCCAGCATGCAAAAGCTGAGGCCGCAGACTTCGAATGTGTTGGAGTTGATAATGCTGAGGTCGCTGATTGGATCAAAACGAACCTTGAAACAGATCAATTGATTCTCGAGTTCTACACACCAGGAGAACCCAACTCGGGATGGATACATTGTAGTTGGATATCTGAAGGAAGACGTGAGCAATTTATGCATGCATATAAATCAGAAGGTAAAACAAAATACAAACCAATTATAGGTAAAGCAAAAGATTTAGTACTGTCTCTTATACACATCTCCGAGCCCACGAGACCGTACTAGATCTCGTATGCCGTCTTCTGCTTGAAAAAA